GACGACTGGATCTGGAAAAAACGTCGATATTGTTGTTGTAGATGCACACGTAAATCCAAATCATCCAGAATTTGCAGTTAATCCAGATGGATCAGGTGGTGGAAGAGTTATTACTCATGACTGGACCCAATACTGGGATGCAACCTATGATGATGATTTCAGTAATGTTGTATTCAGTGGTGGATATAATTATTCGGTAGTATCTAGTTCTCATGGAACTCACGTAGCTGGAACTATTGCTGGCAATACACAAGGGTGGGCAAGAGACGCAAATATTTACACAATTGAGTTTAATTATTCTAATACTCCAGTAGCTCAATGGGATTTAATTTTATATGATATTATCAGAAAATTTCATCGCTCTAAACCAATTAATCCAGCAACAGGAAGAAGAAATCCCACAATCTGTAATAATAGTTGGGGATATAGTTATAACCAAATTAGTCTAAGTAATGTTTCATCTGTTACATTTAGAGGAACTACAACTTTACTTTCAGGTTTAAACGATTCTCAGAAAAAAGCTACATTAGAAATAAATGGAGTTCCTGTTCCTGCTGGTACTTATCTTTTCAAAACACCTGCACGAGTAGCAGCAACTGATGCAGACATAGCAGATTGTATAGCCGATGGAGTTATCTTTGTTGCATCTGCAGGAAATTCATATTGGCAAATAACAAGAATTAATACAGATCCAGATTATAACAATAATGTTGTTTTCGGTGCCAACACCATTGAACACACGCGAGGATCTACTCCTGGAGCTGCTCCAGGAGTAATTTGTGTTGGATCTTTGGGCGCAGAGCATATTGAAAAGAAAAGCAATTTTAGTAACTGGGGAGCACGAGTCGATATTTGGGCCCCTGGTAGTAATATTATTTCTGCTCTATACAATATTTCTGGAGCAAGTGAGTTTGGTATTCCAATACTATACGATCCAAGGAATCCTAATTTTCTTCTTGGATCAATCTCTGGAACTAGTATGTCTAGTCCTCAAGTGACAGGAGTTTTAGCATGTTTAATGGAACATGAACCAGATCTTACACAAGCACAAGCTTTATCATACTTAACTAATGTATCATCGGGTCTTGGTCAAATTCAAAATTCCGAAGGTTCTACTGGATGGATTGCTCCAACGCTATCTCCATATGACAGTATTAGAAGTAGTGATAATAATAACTTTTTAAAATATGTTCCACTTAGACCTTTGTCTGGACTAGCTACTCCAAGAGACAATCACAAAAGAAGGCCTGCAACAGGATCAGTATATCCAAGAACTAGGAGGAGAAGATAATGGCGTTAGTACCTGGCTCTGGTGCGGTTATTGTACCTGTATTTGACCCCGTTAGATTAGGAGTAGATGCTATTCAAATTCTTGACGGGGGATCTGGATATTCAACTACTCAACCACCAAACTTAATTATTCAGAATTGTGGTAATCCACTAAGAGATGCAAAATTAAGACCAATAGTAAAGAATGGTACAATAATTGCGGTTAAGATTGATGATCCTGGTGAAGGATATGATCCCCTAAGAGTAGTTCTTACTCCACAAGCACCAGATAATACAGCACCAGAAAATCTGCCAACAAAAATAACTGCAAAACCATTTTTGAAAAACAATGGTGAAGTTGATTATGTTCAGATTACTAATGCTGGTGACAATCAATTTTATGATGTTACTGCAACTGTAGTTGGTGGAGGTGGAACTGGAGCTTCTATTAGAGCAACCCCTAGAGCAGTTACTAGTTTAGTTCTTTTGAATCCAGGAAGAAATTATGAAACTCCACCATTCATTTCTATTGCTGGCGGCGGCGGGGTTGGTGCTACTGGTGTTGCTGATATCGATACCAAAGGCATTGTTGATCTTGATGTAAATGTTACTAACGAAGGCCAATTCTATCTACAAGAACCATATGTGTTACTAGTTGGAGGTGGTGGTAGAGGAGCAAAAGGTAGGGCGGTAATTAATCAAGGAAAGATTACAGATATTGTTATCTCAGATCAAGGACAAGGATATACTTCTCCACCTCAAGTGATATTTGGTAGAAATGTAAAAGTGAAGAGAATATCTAGAAATAGACAGTCCTTTAATTTACAACAATATTCATTAGCTGGTCTTACACAAAGTCTAGACAGAGATGATACTAACATTTATATTAATACAACTGCACCTTTTCCTGGCAGTGGAACTGTTTTACTAGAAAAAGAAATTATTCGTTATACTGGAAAAGACGCTAATAGATTAACTGGATGCACTAGAGGTATTAATTTTAGATACGACCAAAGAATAGTTGTAGATGATTTGCAAGATGATCCTGTTACAGGAATATCAGCATACAAATTTGAAGTTGGCGATAGAATTATTAGAGTGCAAGAAAATGCGGCCAATAAAATTGCTGTTGTATATGATTACAATGCTTTAACTAAAGAATTATATGTAGTGTTCATTGTAGACGAATTAGCATTTATTGATGCTGGAAGTCCTGGTGAAAAAACAAACGTTCGTTTTGATGGTGGAGTTGCTGATGCCAGTAATTCAACTGCATTACCTCATATTATTATTGATGATGAATTTGGTATTATCTATAAGTTAACCACACCATTGTCATTTGTAACAGGTAAGTCATTCGAAGATATTGTCGAATTTGGAGGAGAAGGAGATGGATTGCCAGATGTAGTTAATGATGGTACAACTTTTGAAAATCAAATTAAGTTAGACGGTGGCAACGCAGCTTCTCTATATGGTATCGAAGAAACGTCTGGTGGTACTAATACGACTCTATTTGTAGAGGGTGATTCAATCAAAGATTCTAGTCAACCATTTAAAGTAGCTCAACTTGTAGATGTAAGTCAATTGGATGAAGGTGTAGATCATGAAGCAATACTTGAAGTTCAATTAGACAGAGATAATCCAGCATATTACAACGGACTTGATTTTGTTGTTAATGAAAACGTTGTTGGTGTAAACTCTCAAGTTCAAGCACGAGTCAAAGCGTGGGATCCCGCAGCTGCAATAGTGACACTCGGTAATATAACACCATATGACACAGGATCCGAAACTTTAGGTGTAATCTATCAGTTCTCCGTAGATTCAACCGTTATTGAAGTTAGAATCAACCAGGTTGGATCTAATTATACTTCTGCTCCAACAGTTACAATTGCAAATACTGGTACATATCAAGCATTAGCAAATGCTAGTATTACGGCAGACCAAGTTACAAATATTACAATTACTAATGGTGGATATGGTTATGCAACCAAACCACTTGTCACAATCACTGGTGGCGGTGGAACTGGAGCAGTTGCCGAAGCCATACTTGGTGGAGAAGTTATTACAGGAGATAATGGAGCATCTTGGAAAATTAAGTCTATAATTTATTCTACACAATTAAGAAACGAAGATTGATAATAAATATATCAGGTAAGTAAACACATTCGAGAAAACACATGTCTGCACTGCTAACTGATCAATTTAGAATTTATGCAGCATCAAAGTTTATTAAATCTTTGGAAGGACCAGATCCAGAGGCAACAGACTTAGCTGCTGGAGTTGATAGAGACCGACTATATGTTTTTATTGGTCGGCCTCAAGTATGGGAAGATGAAAACAATCCACCTCAAGCTATTGATAGTTTTGCGGTATATAGTGATCTATATGATGATCTAATCTCATTAAAAAGAGTTTTGGCAAATGACACAACACAAGTTGTAAGACGAATTGATTGGATCCCACCCGAAAAAACAACAGGTGGATTGGGTTATATCTATGACATGTACAGACATGATTATTCTCCAACAAAGACTGCTGCTTCTGGTTCAACTAGATTATATGATTCAGATTTCTATGTTGTAAATTCTTCTTATCAGGTTTATAAGTGCATCTATAATGGCACTTCACCATCAGATCCAAATGGAAAACCATCAACAATTGAACCGACTGGAACCTCTACTTCGATCATTACCACATCTGATGGTTATCGCTGGAAGTTTCTGTTTACTATTCCAGTTGCACAGGTATTAAAATTCTTCTCGTCTGAATATATCCCTGTCCTATTAGACACAGTAATTAAATCTAATGCATCTGATGGTGAAATCGATACGGTAGTAATTCAAGCTTCTGGTTCTGGATATAATAATGGAACTTATGATAATGTTCCTGTTAATGGAGATGGGACTGGTGGAAGAGTTTCAATCATTATTGATGGTGGTAAAATTGTTAATGCTACTGTAACTTCTGGAGGTACTGGTTATACCTTTGGAAAAATTGTTGTTGATTCTATCAATGGTATTGGTACTGGTTCTGGTGGAACAATTGATGTCATTATTCCCCCACAAGGAGGACATGGAAATGACCCAGCGTTTGAACTTGGCGGTTATCGAGTAATGGTAAATGCTAAGTTGCAATACTCTGAGGGATCGGGTGACTTCCCAACAGACAACGATTACCGTAGAATTGGGTTGCTATTAAATCCATACAAATTTAATACTGCAGAGCTCACTTCAGATTTGACATTGAGTGGTACAAAAGCAGTAATCTTCCCACCAACATTCCAAGGGGTATTCTTTGTAGATGAAATTATTACACAAACTAAAATTGTTGGCGGAGGACAAGTCACATCAAGAGGTAGAGTAATCTCTTGGAATAGTACAACAAAAGTTTTAAAGTATTATCAAAACCAAATTGATGGTATTTTCCCAGAAATTACTGGATCTCTTAATGAGTTTTCTGGTAGTAATATTATCACAGGTGTTTCTTCTGGTGCTTCTGGAGAACCAGATGTCAACTTCCCATCAGTTCCAGGATCCTCAACCAGAACAATCAATAACACTGAATATGATTTAGGTATGAGATTTACCTCGGGATATGCCTTTGCAGAGATTGAAAAGAACTCTGGCCAAGTCATCTATATAGATAATAGAAAAGCGATTTCTCGTGCAAACGATCAAATCGAAGATATCAAAATTGTAATCGAATTCTAATAGGTAGAAACTAAGATGCCACAAAATACCAACCTGAACGTAACACCATATTATGACGATTTTGATAAGAACAAGAATTTTTATAAGGTCTTATTTCGCCCTGGATTTCCGATTCAGGCAAGAGAACTTACTACAATGCAGACAGTTCTGCAGAATCAAATTGAAAGCATGGGAACTCACTTCTTTAAAGAAGGTTCGATGGTTATCCCAGGACAAATTGGATTTGATAACAATGTAGATGGCATTCTAGTTCAAGCCAGTTTCTTAGGAACAAACGTTGAAGAATATAGAGAACAACTAAACGGTGCGATTATTACAGGACTGACGACTGGTGTAAAAGCAAAAGTAGTCTATAGTATTTCGCAAGAAGAATCAGAATTAGGATTTATTACAATTTATTTAAAATACACAGAATCTGGTGGCGCAAACAAAGACATTCTTAAATTCCTAGACAATGAGCAACTAATAGTCAATAAAGAATTAGTTTATGGGCAGAATCTATTAGAAATAGGAAGTCCATTTGCACAGTTACTACCAAACAGTTCTACAACTGTGGCATCGGTAGCATATATCAATAATGGAGTTTATTTTATTAGAGGATATTTTGTAGATGTATCATATCAGTACGTAATTCTTGAGCAATATGCACAAAATCCTTCATATAGAGTTGGTCTAGAAATTTCAGAATCTATTATTACATCGGAAGATGATCCAGACTTAAATGACAATGCTGCAGGATCATCAAACTATGCAGCTCCTGGAGCGCATCGTTTTAGAATTAAAACAACTCTAATCAAAAAAGAAATTGAAGATACGTCCGATAAAAACTTTATCGAGTTGATGAGAGTTGTTGGTGGTAAACTTCAAAAAGTTGTAGAGAGAACAGCATATAATGAAATTGAAAGAGAATTAGCCAGAAGAGTATATGATCAAGCTGGTGATTTCATGATCACTCCATTTGATCTAACACTAAGAGAGGCATTTAATGATGGAACCAATAATGGTGTTTTCCCGTTTGGTTCCACTACTCATGGACCTACTGGAGTTCCAGGATCGGGTATTACAATCAAAGATAATGCATCGACTGATCTTGCAAAATCTTTCTATAGTTTAGAAATTAGTCCAGGAAAAGTCTATTTGAAGGGATATCCTGTAGAGACTGTACAACCAACATATTTGGATATACCAAAATCTAGGCAGTACTATTGCTATCAAAATAATATTATCCCATTTGAACTTGGAAACTCAATACAAGTTACAAATTTATTTGGTCAACCTATTATTTCAGGACCAAATATTTCAAGTTCGTATCAAATAGTTGAACTTAGAGATGCAATGACGGTAACACCTGGAACTGCTGTTGGTAATATCATAGGTACAGCCAGAGTGATGAGTTTGGAATTTGATACTTCTGGTACTAATGGTACTCCTGGAAATAGTGATGATTTATATAATCTATATCTTTTTGATATTACAATGTTTTCAACTCTGAGACTTACAGCGTCTACAACTGTTGAAGCTGGTTCTCAGATTGTAGGAAAAATTAGTGGTGCTAGAGGACTGCTACGAGTAACACCAGGAACACAATCAACTACAGGTCAAAACCTATCTCTTGTAAATGTACAAGGTGTTTTCAGAGCAAATGAAGTTGTCCAAGTTGATGGTAGAGATATAGGAACTGTAGCGATTTCACCATATCAATATGAATTAAATGATGTTCGTCAGGTTGTAGGTAAAAATTCC